TTTTAAAGCTCCTTGTGAATTTGTAATATAAGAATTAGTACCATCGTGATATACTTGCATATCACCACTATCGCCAATTTTAATTGGTGAAGAATCTGTTAATTCTAAAGCATCATCTGATTGATCCCACAATAAAAAACTTCCAGAAGTATCACCAAAGAATTTTACATCTAATCCTGTACCGTCAACACCAACAGTAGTTGCACCATCTATTTGTACAGCTCCATCTATATCAACAGCATCTAAATTTGTTGTTCCATCAATATCTGCATTTCCAGATACATCTAATGTTGCAGAGTCTAGCTCACCTGATAAAGTAATATTAGTAGCACCAGTAATTGCACCATCCATGGCAATAGCACCATTAATATCAATTGTTGTTGCAGCAATTTGTATTTCTGTGTCTGCTACTAAATCTAATTGACCATCTGTAGATGAATTAATATATAAACCAGTATCTCTAAAAAGAAGTTTGTTAGTACTATTTAAAGTTAATCCTGTACCATCAGTATGTGTTAAAGTTGTATCTGAATCTGCACCAAAACTTAATACAGCAGAATCACTTAATAATTTAACATCATCACCAAATACTGCATCTTTTGCTACAGATAAACCACCATCTGTTTGTAGTGAGCCATCTGTTGTAGAAGTTGCTTCAGTAGTGTCGTCTGTTTTTACAATAGCGCTAGCTGTTATTGTAGTAGCAGTTAATGCTTGTGCAGCAATTGTGCTACCAGATTGTGCTGTAAAAGTATTTGCTGTAAATTGAAAATCATCGGCGCCTGCAATTTTAATATCTATTTGATCGTCTGTATCTGCTGTAATACTGGTATCAGCATCAGCATCTAAAATTAATTCATCACCATCTAAGTCGTTTGATCCAACAGACGAGATACCTGTATCAACAATATTAGTTCCATCAGCAAATAAAATTTGTGTACCTTTATTGGTTGCAGCAAAAGTAAATCCGGATGCTGAAGCCGCTTTAAATAAAACAGTATACGCTCCCGTTGTTGCATTTGAAACAATGTATGATTTTACTACGTCAGCGGGAACAGTTACTGTTTGATTTCCTGAATGGTTCCTGTTAATTTAATAATATGATGACGAGCTTCAGAAGTTGATGCTGTCGAATCTCCATCAGTAATAGCTAACGTAGTTGTTTGTACTCCACCCGCTATAGATTTTGAAAGATAACCACCAAAAGCCTGTTCTAAAATTTCTATGTTAGTATTAGTCTTAGTACCCCATGTACCGGCATTCTCGCCGGTTGTCATCTTCTCTGTACCAAGTACCGTATATGACGATGCCATTAAGCGCTCCCTACAAATACCTCAACATCACAAGATGCTGTATCTGTATCTACTGTAATATCTACTAAGTCAGAAAGACCTGAAGCTAAAGCTGATCCTGCCGCTTTCATTGTATCTACAACGCCACCGCTATTATCACCTGGATAAATAAACGAGTGACCAGCGTCAACCTTCATTCTAAATTCTGTATTATCTTCATCTCTAAAAGTTAACATAATATGATTTGATGAATCTAAATTTGTAATTCTAATATATCGTACATCACCATCATCAAACATTCCTGCAACATAACCAACTTTATTAGCAGATACACCTACTCCACTAATAGCTGATATAAATCCTATTAATCCACATTCTGTTGTTAATGCGGTTACAACTCTTTTTACAACTTCATTAACACTAGAAATATCTAAAGATCTTTCCGATCCATAATCTATGTTGTTGAGAGTGATTGCTTCTTTTACTGATACTGTTAATGTTGCCATAATGTAATCCTTACGGTGTCTGTTGAGGAACGGGTATACGAGGCTCGCCGTCTGTATAATCGTCTCTTCTTCTTCTACCTAATTGTTCTCCACCGAATTTTTGTACTTCGGTTTGATATTTTTGTTCGTATAATTGTAGCATATCCATTGGGCCTTTTAAATAGCTAAATGCCTCCACTAGACATGCATATAAAAGTCCATTGCCAAAATTAAGACTTAAATAAGTTGTCGTATTTGCTGAACTCAATCCTGTTGGTCTAGCATTATATTGAATTTTGTACATAAAAGCTGAAGAAGGTGTTGGAACAATTGTAATTCTTCCTGAAGAAGTTGCACCACTTCCCTCTGCTCCTCCTGACATAGCATAATATTTTGGTGTGCCAGTAGTTGTTTCCTCTGCATCATATTCTCTTAAAAAACTAATATCTTTCTTTTCTAGCCAGCTATTAGCACCAGTTGCAGCAGTCGTTGAAGTATAAACTTGTATTCCTCTAACAAATAAAGTTCCAGCGGGAGCATAAACATTGTCTTTTGAAGCTGTTAAATTTCCAAGCATTTCTTTTCGATCTGCATCAAGTGGAATTTCTCTTTGAATTCTAAGTTCTGAATTATCTATAAATTGGTCTGTAATTGTACTTGAAAGTACGCCTGTTCCAACTTCAGTATAATTCTGAATTGCCGTTGTCAGTGTTGAATAAGTAAATCCTGCCATATTATGCTGTTAGAGTTGCTGGACCAGCCGAACAATTCTCTCCCCCTCCTGATACTCCTCCACTTGTAGCAGTATCTGTATTGACAGTAAAGTAATAGTAGTCATCTGTCTGTGTTACATCTCCACTAGAGTCTCGTTTGCCTACGGTGATCGAGTAGCCAGAAGAATATGCAACATTAGATCCTGTAATACCATCAAAACTATTTGGATCACTAAAAGATGCAGAAGTAGAAGGTGCTCCTCTAAATCTAACTGTATCACTTGTTGATCTACCATGACCTTTTTCAAATACATTTATAATTCCAGATGAAGCTGAAATAGTAGAAAAAGGATCTGGTCCTAAAATTGCAATGACTTCATTTTCAGTTCTATCCGGTCTTGCATTTAATAAACCTCGTTCTCCCCCTGCATATCCTCTTGGTTCTAATTGAGGATGTTTAGCTTCAAATTCTGATTTATGTACAAACATACCATTCCATTCTTTAACCATTTCATTGTACGGAAACTCCATTCCTGATCTATCTGAGATTGCTTTTGCGTATTTTGTCATTATGTTCCTGGGTAATAAACTTTCGGTGTTATGTGAACACTAGTAGAAGAACCATCTTCTGATAATGCTCTAGCTAACTCATCTTCATAATATAATTTCATTTGTTGAGCTACCTGTGGATTAAATTTCTGTGCTAAATAAAATGCTAAACCAGATGCCATACAAGGTACGAATCTATACGGTACATCTGTTGCATCTGTATATGTAGAGTCTGCGTCTTGAATTCTTTTTACAAAGAAAATGTGAACTTCTTTTGATGCATTAGATGAATCAGGTGTCGGGTAAAGAGTAACCGTTGTTTTATCAACAAGTCTTTGAACAAAATATCTAGAAGGTGTTCCTTTTGATAATTTATTAGCTAAACTTGAAAAGGTTGCTCGATCTGTTTTTGTAAGTGCGGAATCAGCTTGATCTGTATCTCCTCTATCGGATCTAAGAGTAGCTTCTAAAACATCAGCTAAACCATAAGTAGATGTTCCTGTTGTTCCGCCTGCTGTAGTAGAACTTGTTCCATCACCAGTTGCTCTATAAAAAGTATATTCTGCTTGACCTTCAATAAGATCAATATTGGTATCGCCTACTTCCCAGTAGTGCAAACCTCTATTGCCCCATTCTTGAAACATAACGTTTAAAGAACGTCTCGCCGTTTTTAGTTGATATCCAGAAGTTACTTGTGAACCTATACGTTCGTATGCTTCTGCTATAATTTCATCTACTGCAAAAGTTTTGTCAAAAGTAACTGTGCCTGAAGTTGTATTGGCCATAAGTTACCTCCTAGTACGATTTACTTAATTCTAGAATAATCGTGTAAGCATCATTACTTGTATGATGCAAAGTTGTTAAATCAATATCTCCATTAATGCCACCACCTGCATTATTTTTAATTCCACCAAAGGATCTAAAATCAAAATGTCCATTAGTAGGTTCTAAAGCTACTCCAGCTCCTAAAATTAATGCTTTAACATTACTTGAAGCATTCCATTCTAAATCGACTCTCATGCCTGAAATTGCATACCATACTTGTGTAATATGAACTCTTGCACAATCAGCTCCGGTATGTGAATTCGCGGTTAAAGCTGAGACATCGACTTTTGCGACAGATGATTCACCGGAACCATCTGATATATTTGTAAACTTCATTACAGCGGTTCGATCGCCATCTGATAAAGTTTGACTTGTTACTGCGTCTGCCATTTTTCCTCCTGTTAGAGAGAAGGGGCCAAAGCCCCTGCTCTAATTAAAGTCTTTATTTATTATTCGTATACGTTTCTGCTACACGCAACATAGTGAACGTTGACTGCTTCCGCTGCCGCTGCTCCTGCTTCAATTCCAGCGTAAGGAATTAA